ACACCGGCGCCAGCATTCCGGGGATGGAAACCTTCCCTCGCAAGTAAGCAATCCGCCTACTAAACTCAAGCCATCCGCCCCTAAAGCTCGAATAATTGACGTTTGACAAATCACCCGTCATTGATTCGTAAGTAATCTCGTAAGCTGCTGCTACGGCGTGAGCGTACTCACGATGGGTGCTAACAAAATCACCAGAACTTGGCGGGGTGAATGCCTGAAAGTTTCTACCTGGGGGCATGTGCTCAACTGCGCCAGGCTCGATCGTGTCAAACTCCAGCCCGTCTTTTTCGGGATCCGTGGCCGCCTGCGTATCTGAGTCGTAAGTAACGCCAAAAAAGCAAGCTGAAATTTTATCTTTCATCTGCTGGGCCGCCCTGATGTCACCCATATCCCGCAGGGTCAAAATCGCTGCCGTGCCAAACGGGAGCCCCATTCTCTGGCCAGCTCGCCTGCAATCAAAATGTAAACTTATTTCCTCTTTCGGTACAAAAGTGCTTTGCACCCTGACGCCAATACCTAGCGACGTTTCGCCAGGGTGGCTGTCTCTAATCCAGTAACCCATCAAACGGCCTGCGCTATCAAACTGCTGGCCAAATAATATGTCTTGAGAATTGTCTTTATTAAAATCTAACCAATCAGGCTCAAGCATCTGCACTTGCAAAGGCACTATTCCGTAACGCTCAAATAGTTCAGGGTATATCCGCTTCCGCACCAGTACGGCGCCGCGAACCACTGTGGTTCTGGCCCCAACGGATTGATTGCCGTACCAATCATGGATGCCGTAAAAATCGCTATGTCGTGATTCTGCCCAGGTATTATAGCTTGTTTTATATTTGCTAGTTGCGCCTATGGGAGTGCTCATAATCCCATCGCCAATCCAATTATTTACAATCACGCCAATCGCTCTGGAGGCGTAGGCATCGTTATCGGCAAGATCCTGGTGCCGCTTGACTAGCCAGTAGTACGCCTGTCGCAAATCGCTGTTTGGGCCGCTGTTGTTTGTCCGCCAGCCAGAGGTTCGCCGGGTGTCCTCTGCGGCCTCAAACCGGGCCATGGTGCGGCGGGCAAGTTCCCGGTCATCTCGGAGCCGCTTGCCTTTGCCCTTGCTCTTACCCTTGCCCATCAGGTTGGCCGAGACACGCTGAAGTAGGTGCGGCGAACCCGACGCGAGGTAGTCGGCTCCGCCTCTGCGGCCATGGATTGTTCGATCCGGCGCATTTCATCCAGGCTTCGATAGGTGATCTCCCGGCCGTCGCTGAATCGAGCTTTTAGGACGCCCTGATTGATCTTGCTGCGCAGCTCAGCAAGGTCCGCAGCGACATCCTCAGAGGTATAGGCCATGGCCCCATCTTACCTCTTTAGCCAGCCTTTGCGCCGGTCGGAACCGCCTGCATTAGAGCCCTTCAGCCAGCCCGACCGCTGGGGGTCTCGGGCTGGGGGGGGCAGCGGCACCCCTCCCCCTCCCGTCCCCGGCGCCTGGGTGCCCAGGGTGCGGGCGAGCTGGGCCCACATGGTTCCTTTGGCATAGCGGCGGGACACCAGCAACATCGCGGCATAGGCCATCCGCGTGCAGTCGCCGCCTTCGTCGTTGCACCCTGGGGGCTTGATCCAGTGGTATTCGGTGCGGGCCCGGGTCTTCGGGACGTACTTCCAGGGAAACAGCTCCCGCAGGAACTCATCTGTAGAAGCCTGCCCAAAATGCAGGTATCGAGGCCCCGGCTGCTCAACCCGAAGCATTGCCTTGAGCATGTTGACGCTCGCGTCGTAACCAGTGGTATAGAGCAATCCGCCGCGGCGGGTGACTGATTGATTTTTGCGGTTGACCTCCGTCGGCTTGCCCTTCTGGATGATCGGCAATCCTTTGGTGCCCGATCCTTTCATGGCCACCCACCGATCGGGACGGGCGCGGCAGAAGTCTTCGACCTGCTTGCTGCACAAGCCGCCATGATCAACACCCCCCAAGTTGGCCTTCATGGTCCCCCCGTCCTGGCGGGCCCAGGCTCTCGTGCTGATGATGTCCAGCTGCTCCCACACCTCCGGCTGTTGGGGGTCCCCCTCAATCTCAAAGTGCGCAATGTGCCAGCCCTCCTCACCAGCCCCCCAGCCCCAGAGGGTGTAGACCAGCCGCTCGCCCACGGTGCCGCCGCCGCCCTGCACATCGACACCATCGGTCAGCAGTAACACCCCGGTCGGAATGTCCCACTCCTCGCTGTCCCATGGATAGCCATTACCAAAGCCTACATTTTTTCGACGCTCGGCTAGGCCATCACCGGTAAGTTTGCTGGTGATTTCATCAGCCCATGGCACCCCTAAATCTGTGTTGTGAAATGTTTGCATAGGCGCCACGTTCCCCATTTTCATTTGCTCCAGCGCTACCCGATGCCTGGCCACCAGCTCGGGCCACATGGCCGCCCGGTGGTAGCTCATACCAGGGCCCACCTGCTGTGATCGCCAGATCGGCACACCGTTGCGCAAGACCTGCTTGCTGCGATCCAGTCCCAGCGGGCAGGCCCAGCCAGCGGCCTTGTCCATTGAATACAGGTTGCTGTAGTCGATTGGGGTTTCGCAATGCTCGCAGCGAATCCGCCCCTCATCAGGGCCTTCCTTTATAAAATTTTCCCAGCGCAGTTGTTGGTAATGGTTACAGTGCGGGCATGGATAATATCTATATTGTTGATCGCCTTTTTTAAAGGCTTGCTCCATGTAATCGTTAGGGTATATCGGCGTGCCACCAATCGTAAAGAACGGGTCCCAGATGTTACCGGCCCGCTGAAACAAGTTTCCAATGGTGTCACCTTCGGGGCTGTCGTAGGTGGCTGGTTCTTCAAACAGAATTGGGCTCCGCTCCACCCGACGACCAGAACGGGGCGTTGCAGCGCTTACCAAGTGGATCAACGCACCATTAACGAGCTGCTTAAAATCGTAGCTATTTTTTAACGCTCCTTTTGTTTTTTTATTATTTAATTGTCCTTTTAGTCTGGGGATTCCATGGTTATCATCAAACATTGAATCTATATCTTCAGTGCTGTATTTCTGTACTTCAGAGTCTGTAGGCTGTACCAACATTATCTTAGATCGGCGCCAGTCCGAGAAAAACACAATTACTGCTTTCACGTACTCCGACCAGCCAACCCGCGACGGCTTCTGGCAAACCATGCACTCAACCTCTGGGTCAGTTGGCGCCAGAAACCAATCCTCTTGATATGGCCTAGTTCGCCATTTTTGCCGGCCATCAGTTGCGCTTGTAACATAATAATAAGTGTTGCTATATTCCAGCATCGTCATAAACGGTTTAGGCTTTACCATGGCGGCAAGCCGTTTGGCCATCTTTCGGATATTGCGATCAATCATTCTGGTAGTTCTTCAAACTCATTAGAAGATACAGACTCGAAAATCTCGGATATAATCCTTTCAATTTCGCTTAGCTCTTGGTGGGTAAGGTGGGGGATCATTGCCTTGATTCGCTTATGGGCGGAGCTTGCTAAGGTGGTTAATTGGAGCAAGACAGCGTTATAGGCTATTTCCATATCTGCTCTATAGGCTAGCTCTTTTGCTTTTTCCATTCGATCCATTCGAGCAATCAAGCGCTTTTCGCGCTCGTGCAACGCCCTCTCCTTGTTGAAATCCGCTTTCTCTGTGTCTGGATCGTCGTCCAGTCCGTCGATTGGATCGGCGGGGTCCGGCAGTGTTTCCGTTTTTGGCTTAGGCGATGGCCGGGCCTTTGCAGGCTGCTGAGCCCGCTTGGCCGTGGGCACCTGGTCTTCTGGGGTGGCAGTCTTCGGTCTGGGCCCCTGATCTTGGCCGGCATTGGTCCCACGGGGCGCCGGGTCGGTGGCCCGTGCCCACTGCTCATCAGCAAGAACCGGGTCAATCTCCCAGCCCTTTCCTTGACGCTCAACCGCTGGAGATTGCAGCCGACCATTCTTAATCGCCCTGAGCACTGATACATGGGTGGCCCCTCGGAGGCCCAGGGCCTTGCGGTGATCGGCGTACTGCTGGAGGTTCACTCTGCCCGCGTCACCGGCATCGGATTTGTACCCATGGACATATTGTAACCAGCTGCGTACAAAATAGGTTACAACCTTGTGATGCCAAGCGATTACACCGGTTACAGCCTGGCCCTAGCAAGGGTTGTACCTTTATTGAGAAGCGTTATCAACAGATAAATCGCGGCTTCGTGGCTCCCTCGGTATGTGTCGCTCGGGAGGACCCAAACCGAAACCCCTTGCTATGACTGGGTTCTCAGCAGATCCCTTGGTATGACTGGGATTTGGGGCAATATCCCGAAAGCCCTTGGCATGACTGAGATTCGCTGAGATCCCTTGCTATGACTAGGCCGCGCATCATCGCCCCCCATAGCCCCTGGCTGCGGAGTCCAGGGCACGCTTGTAGCCCGCTATGAAGCTCCTGTTGATCTCAATGTTGATCTCGGTCTGAATCAATTTGCTGTGCTCGCCCTTGTCGAACATGCGTGCGACCGATGGGCCGTAGACCACCTGCAACCGCCGTTTGCCGTCAGGCTTGCGCTTGTTCCCGACCCTGAACGGCAACATGACGCCGCCTTTGCCCATGGCCAGAAAGGTGGTTGGGTAGTCCTGGCGCTGCCCGCGCAGGATACTGGCTCGCCCTGGCCTGCCCCGTTTTGTTGCCTTCCCCCAACCACGTCCCCGGCCTAGACCCGGGAGTCCTGTGGCGCGAGTGCCGGGCCTAAACCCGAACTGGCTAAGAGTTGGTGCTCTGGATGCAAATGTGAGGGTTGCTTCTCCCCTGCTAGCCAAACGAGTAAAGAGTGTTACATCTTGCTTGATACGTCTTGAGCCAATGTTATATCTTTGGCTAATGCTTTTACCCGCCTGCTTATTGGCAGACGTGGCAGCAGCCAAGATCCCTGCCCGTGTTGCCTTTTGAAACAATTTAGGATCAAGGAAGGCCCGCATCTTTTCTAGCTGGCCAATGCCTTCGACCTTGACTCTGATGAATTCGTTGGTACCCATTTATCCCCCTGCTTCCATAGCCCAGTGCAGCAGCGCCAACGCGTCGGCCTCGTTGTCGTCTGCCGGGCTATAGCCACGGGCAACCATTGCCTTGATCATGGCGGGCTTGTTTGCGTTGCCATTGCCGGTGGCAAATTTCTTAATTGTTGCTACAGGCACACCCTTGAAAGGTATTTGATTGGCTTCACACCATGAACCAAGTATTGCCAACCATCCACCATAAATATGACTAGCATCGACACCTTTATGGCTTCTAACCTCTTCAAAAATTATTTCACCAATAGATTGATTGGCTCCTTTGATTTCTTCTAGCCACCGTTGAAACCGTAGAAATCGCATCCCTCCACCCTCGAACCGTTGGGGCTTAAATGACTGAGTGCCGCTAGTGATGATGCCATTGTGGCTTTGCAGTGCCCAGCCGGTTTGGCTGCCTAGGTCAAGGGCCAGGATCTTGGTCTGTGGGTTTGCCATGCCCCCAACCCTACCTCAAATCCTGCCTTACCGGTTCAACCACGCGCCGGTAGTGCAAACCATTGGCGGCCCAGCCATTGTTAATTGAAGCTGAAATACCAGAACTATTGACGAATGCAGCAACAGACGCTTCTTTTATTGATTTATAGCGTTGGCCTGTTTCAATACATTCGACTTCAACAGTTTGCTTTAATCGTGGTAAGCCCATGGCAACAATTTTGGAAGCGCGTACTTCAGAATCAAACAATTGCGTTAGCTCTGAATGACCAATACCGCCAAACTGTTGAGGATGCTTTTTAGCAAAGGCCCAAAGCTCGTCACGCGACACAAAGCGATGACCTTTGCTAGGCTTATATGACTGAACGTATTTAAGTTGTTTTGAATCTAACCAATACTTAATGCGTTCAAAGCTATGTCCTGTAAGTTTTTTGATTGCACCGGTTGAAATATATTCACCCTCTGATCTGGTCGATAGCCCCATGGACCAGGCCTTGCAGCGTAGGGAATTCCAGGACCTGGGGGGCCTTAGGCGGTTGAATTCGGCAGCCAGCAACCGCATGGGCAGCTCGCCTGCCAGCTCGGCAAGCAGGTGGAGGTCTTCTGGGGTGTATGGCCTTGGCTTGCGCTTGGGTGCTGGCTGGGTCATGGCTGCTGGGGGGGCTTTGTGGTTGGGGAAGGGATGCGCTGGCCTGAATGTTGGTCGCTAAGTCGAATGTTGGCGGGTGCGACCAACATTCAAACCCTTTGCGCTGGAAAGGATCCCAAGGAATTTTGGCCCAATGTTGGTCTGTTGGTCTGTTGGTCGTTCCGGGGTCCGTTTTCGTGAAAAAAGGGGTAAGAAAAAAAGAAAGCCCAAAAGGACCAACATACCAACATAGACACATATATATATCTATATCCCTTATGGGGACTAGGTTTTTGAATGTTGGTCATCGACCAACATTGGACCAACACACCAACATTCGCGCAGGTCATGGCAGGCTCCCGGTCGCCTGGTAGGTCCAGGCCCCTCTTGAGCCAGTCCCCGCCATGCCCATACCCATGGCAGCCAGGGCTTTAACCGCCGCGGCTGCCGCTCCGCTGTCGATCTCCCGCCTCTGCGCCTTGGTGAGCCTCTGGGCCACGTCACGCCACGCAATAGGCGCCTCGCTGGCCTCTGCCAGCTTGTGGATCATCCTCATCAGGTCCGAGGCCTCACCGGCCTCTGCAACGCTCTCGTGGATGCCAACGGTCCATTGGTTGATCGCTTCCACCAGCAGAATCGCCCGCTCAACCACGCCGATGCTTACCGGCGCTGAGGGGCTGCTGCCAAGCTCCCAGGACCAAAGCAGATGCAAGAGGCCGGCGATCCGGAGCACCTTGCCGGCGGCCTTGCCCATCAGGGCGCCATAGGCCGGCAAGGTAGCCCGGAGGGCATGTTCCTGGGCCTCAAACTCGTAGTCCATAAACAGCCGCCTGGCGTCACCGTCCATGCTCAGGCTGGTAATGGGCAGGCAGTAGACAAATCTGCAGGCCAGCGCCAACAACTCTGCGGCCGCGTCAGTGGCGTCAACCTCCACCTGGGTTTCGTCGTCGGCAATTCGGACGGCTCGCGGAGGTAGGGGCACAAATCCAAATCGCGCCCAAAGCCCAGAGGCATCGCCGCTGGCTACCAGGCCTTGCAGGATCTCGGGCTGGATGGTGCCCCAGATGCTCAGGTGGCAGCGCTCGTAGCTGCGACCGCCATTAGCCGCAGCCACCCGCAACGATCGAAAACCACTCCCGTCAAACGCCTCCAGCAGCTGTTCGGAGTCTGCCCCTCTACCTCCCGTGTACTTGCCAAAACTGCCAAACAAACCCGCTAGCTCGTCTCGATGAATCGAGAGCGCCGCTTTGCGGATTTCGTGAACCTGCAATTGTGACGCCAGGGCCTCGGCCGTGTAATCACTGACGGAAATGAAAACTGGGGCGGGGGGATCCGGTCGCTCTGATGGCTTGACCTGTCGATTTTGCTCAGTCCACTCCGCCATGGCCCGGCTGTGGTGTTGTTTCAGTTCGGCCCTAAGGGCTTTGGTGGGCTCGTCTACAAGTGCCTTGGAAAGGGGCGTTTTTTTGGCCCCAGTCTTGGCAACCAGGGCCACATAGAGGTTCAACGGGACCCGGTAGGCCGCTGCATGGCTGGCGACCAGTTCAGTGCCGAGCTTTACCACCCCGCTGACGCACGCCAAAAACGCCATGATGGCGCTGAGGTCATCTGACGGGAGGTACCGGGTCCGCGTCGCCAGGGCATCTGCCAGTAGCGGGGGCATGATGTCATTGAGGCGGATGCCGGCGTTGCCATCGGCCCGGGTGAGCGCCTTGGCCAA